CGGCGCAATGCGTCCTCGTACCACTCGTTAATAGCCATCCGAAACACCTCACTTTTTCATCGTGATACGCATCGAACGAACACCATTTTTTGCGGTTTTCCATGTGATTTTATGAGGCCCGGCAAACGCTGTATCATTTTCCTTTAGGGCATCTTTCAACAGGTTTTCAAACCGCCGCTTTTCCTCTTTGCTTTCTTCCTCAAGGTTTTTAAAGTGTTCGCGCTGTTCTACCCATTCAATCGCGGTGCTTGGTAATTCAAGCGTGTTACCCTCGTAACTCGTCGGATATAAAAGCTTGTACATTTCCGTTGTGCTGTCGCTTCCATCAACCTCCGGCGGCACTTGCGGAACAACATGGTTGTACCAAAATGCAACCTCTAAAGCTATTAGATTATCGATAAATTCCTGATCCCTCGGAATGTAATAATATTTTAGTTTTTGCCCGCCAATCAATACGGCTATGTATCCGTATGACAACCCTGTTATCGCTAGGTAATGCTGTACCTGTATGAAATAAGCGTCCGGCACATCGTCGCCTTTCCATTCATCAGCTAAATATTGACTAGCCGTTTTCACTTCCAAAAGGCCGTTCCCTTTTACCGGGCAGAAAAGCAACCTATCGATATTGGCCAACATAAAATCATGTTTATCGTGCATCAAAATGGCGTTGCGGCGTTGAATGCGGGCAAGTGGGGGTATATCTTTAACCAGTTCTGAAATATATTCGTTTCTTCTAACTGCTTCATCGAATAATTCTTGGTTATACCGTTTGATAAAATTCCTTGCAATGGTATCCTCCAACTCATTGCCCCAAAAAGCCGCTTCGCTATCGACAACTTTTTCATAAATGCCGACTTTCTCCATGTACAGGACTAGCTTACTTGTATACTTGTTGGCTCCTACAATCGCCGCCGCATCCGAACCGCCCAAACCTTGTTTACGATACTGCAACCATTCGCCTTGATCCATGCCTTTTGTCTCAACTAAAACACGCATTTTTTACCCCTCCGAAATGTGAATGTTTTCCAAATGCTCCGAAATTGCATACTCTCGCCTAATCAAGCTTTCGACAATTCGCGTCATGCTTTCGCCCTTAGCATTCGCCATGCTTTTTAGCATTTTTTTGACTTCCGGTTGAACGTCTAATGCAATACGCGCCGTTACTTTGTCGCTCATTATGTATGTTCACCTCCTTGCCTATTAATCTACCAAATGTACGTACGTACGTCAATAACTATTTTCATATTTTAGGAATAATTTTATATGATCCCGCATAGACGCGAAAAAACCCCGCCGTTGCTGGTTAACGGTAGGGTTTTTTCTAGCGAATATTATTTACGGCCAACCGTTGCGGCGGTTGGTGCCGTTTGCTTATATTAACTCTATCGCGCCCATTTATCAACCCCATTTGAAATAGCTTTTTGGAATGGCTTTAGGTTTTTGTCCTGCCACGCATCCCGGCAAGCCGTACCGCAAAAATGGCCGTGAACCGTTTTAACTAAATTTTCAGAACCTTTACACTCTTTGCATTTCTTTTTGCCGAACATAGAAACCGCCTCCAATGGGTTTTATTGGTACATCATACGCATAACATGAACAGCGGTTTCTAGTTGTTTAAATCACTTCCTGCAACTCTCTCCAATGGCGGCCATATTGCCGGGCATGTCGTTTGGTCAAAAATGAATTATCGTATTGCGGTTTAACCGGCGGCCGCATCTTGCAAACAAATGCGTTTTGCATTTCTCCCCCGGCCCTAACGGATATAATAGCATGATGCGCGGGAATCCTCGCCGCCTCGTCAACCGTAATAGTAGGTTCAAGCCGGTGCCGCGATAATTCAAACGTCTTTGTATGATCGTTCATGAATAGGAATTGTTGAACGCCGCCGCCTTGCAAATTCTCTTGTAGGCTTTGCGGCAACTTATTCCAATGGTGAAAAGCGTAAAGGCTCCCCATGCGCTCTTTTCGGCCCTCTGTGCCTATCCTGCCCATTAGCTTTGTTAATCCTTCCGTTGCGTATTGCTCCGGCTCATTGAACACCATAAAACAGCCGTTTTCTTGCTCTTTCTTGGTCATTAACATACGTGTCATGAATGCTTTGAGCGTAATCCAATGCGCTAATGTCCGGGCGGCCCCCTGTCCTAGCTTCCGGGCCGGTATGCGGATTATGATAACTTTCCCCTCGCGCATCCACTTTGCAAAATCAACCTCCGGCTTTGGTGCTTGTGCAAATATTTCAAAAAGTTTGTCATTACCGAAAAACTCGTCAATTCTGTTTAATATCGGATCGGCCTTTCCTCCTAATTCGTCGTTGCTTCCCCATTGGATCAACTCGCCCGCCAAACGCTTGTTACCTTCTGCCTCAAGCCGTTCGATAGTATCAATTCTAAAATCTTCATCCTCAATAATCCGCTTAATGTTGTACAATGAACCGCCGGACGCTTTCGCCGCCGCCTTTAGGTAACGTTTGGAGCGGGCCAAACTATCCATGTCACCGAAAAAATCAATAACTTCATCAGCAAACCGGCTTGCACCGTCCCGGCCTAACTTGCTTATTACTTCCGTTATGTCCATTGGCACAATGTAATCATTGTCTGATAAATCAATATCTATGACTTTATCCGGCGGCAAGCTGTCGCGTATTCCGTCGGCCATGCCTCTTTCCCCTTCCTCGACAATAACCTCTGGAATAATTGCAGAAATGCCATGATTCAAACAACCGTCAATCACCCAATTTTTAATAGCTGTATCCTTCCCGGCCCCTTGGCCGCCTATAAAGACGTAACCCCTGTATAATTCATCCGGATTAGATAGCGGGAAATAAATATCCGTCTTTTTATCCTTTACCTCTGAAACCCCCATAAATAGCCCGCCTTGCTTTCGTAGTGCCGCCGGTATATCTGTTTCAATATTTCGCTTTACGCTTAATTCCGCGTCATAGCGGCGTTGTAATTCGGCTGTTGGAAGCTGTAAAGCGAGTTTGGCCAATTCATCCGTTGAAACCAAATTGGCGTTTGCATCGGCCCGGCTCCGGATCGAAAGGCGAAACGTGTTTAATTCCTCGATAATTTCATAGCGGCGGGAACCTATACGCACTTTGTAGCCTTGCAATTCGTTGTTTTCCGCAACCTCTGTGAACGCTAATGCAAGCGTTTCACCTATACTCTCGCGTGTTAATTTGTCGGATGAATGGGCGGCAATCCGTATATGCGTTTTAAATACCGGTTGATTGACTTTTTCAAGGCTTGAACCGCTTAACCGCTTTGCATTAATTTCATCCTCAAGCGCGAACGCTTTTTTAATAACCTTGTCTTTGTCATATCGCTTCTCGCTTTTAAAGAACGAATTAGAAAAGGCTTGAAACGCATCAACCAATAAATCGTTTATCTCGTTGACTAGGCCGGTAATGGCCACCTTTCCGGCTCCAAATAGCTTCTTTCCGTCAATGTTGGCCCGTTGCGGAATATGTCCCTTTTGCATTTTCTCGTATGCCCACGACGCATTTTTTACCCATTTCTGACGGTTTTCGGCCTCCATGCACATGCTCAACCGGGCAAAATCTCCGTCAAATTGCAATTCGTCAACCGTATTGAGAATGGACGCTATAGGCGTTTTTGCATCCTGCGTATTAGTGTTAAGAGAAAAAATATCATGTTTCAAATACCGTAATTCTTGTACAATCGTATTTTCATGCGGCACCTGTAGCGCATCGGATTTGGCCTCTTGGATCGTGACGGACATTTTATTTTCAAGCTTTCTTTTAAGCTTAACCGCTTGCGTTTCGCTCGTCGCAATATAAAACTCAATTTTGCGCTCACCGTTCACCTGCTTAAAAACAACGTCAAACCATAAATTGTCCTTCTCGCGGTAACGGAATTTAAAACCGTCCCTTTCCAATCGGCTCCCCGGACTCTCACACATGGCATACATTTGGTATATGGCCCGCCATAGCCGCTTATTGTTGTTGGCCACGTTCGCATGTGGAACAATCCGGTATACGACCATTTTATTTTTCTCGACTTGGAAAAACTCTTTCCACTCAACCTTTTTGATTCTGTCGCCAAACGCCCAAAATGCCCGTTTCTCGCTTTTAAGCGGGCCGGGCAAATAAACACCCGCGCCCTCTGTCTCGCGTTCTTCTCGCGCCAATTTCGAAAGTATGGCGCGGCCCATTGCATACGCGGTCTGTTGCTCCGGCGTTGTCGGATTATCACCGGCCAACGCGAACGCCTTTTGTGCTTTCCTGAACAACGCCTCTTTTTCCATAACACTAACCTCCAAGTATGCACAATGAAAGAATAAGTAACCCGGCATAAATGGCAAGCGGTTTAATTGCGCCGCCCTTTCCGATCATGCCGCCCAATACTATACATACGCCCGCTAATATCGCCCCATAACCCATAATGTCCGGCAAATTCGCAACGAACCAATGCCCTAAATCGATCATTCCGGCCTTAAACGTTGCCCAAACTGGATGCGTTACATGCTCAACAACTTCCTTTTCCTTTCCTATAGTTCCGTCCGCGAATCGGTTTAACCAATCCAAGAAGCCGCCCGGCGTTGGCTGGCTACCAATGAACCGCCCCAACGGATCGCCGCCGGTTACGCTCTCCAATGCGTTTATTGCTGGCGTAGGATCAATGTACTTGCCGCCTACGTCCTGAATGGCAAAATGCAAATGCGGGCCGGTGCTATGACCGGTATTGCCGCTAAGACCGATAATGTCCAATCCAGCCCGCACCGTATCGCCTTTATGAACCGTTATTTTTTCCAAGTGACCGTAAATATAGGCGTTTCCATCCTCGCCCCGAATGATTACATGTTTGCCCAATCCGTCCCGAACATGAATAACACGTTCAACTGTTCCGTCAACGAATGACCGTAATTTCGTACCCTCCGGCATAACCAAATCAATGCCGGTATGCGGCCGCCCGTTTCGCACTTGCTCATATACTCCGTATTGGCTGGAAATAGTTATTTTCGGCATGAAAAACGCCCCTTTCCCCTTGTCCTTTTACCTTTTCCGTGCTAATATTTCGGTATACTTTTTAAGGAGGCACGGAACATGAGAAATGCCACTTACGAACACATAAAGGAAAATATACACTTGTTGGATATTGATTACGAAAACGGAGTAATTAAGAACCGCAAATCTCAAATAGTGAAACCCGGTTATGCAAAAATAAAGTTGAAACAAAAAATGATTGGCCTTCATCAAATTATTAGTTTTTTGAAGTATGGGAAAGATAACATAGGGCTCATCGTAAACCATAAAGACGGGAATAAAACCAACAATACACCCCGAAACTTAGAATTAGTTACTTATAGCGGAAATGCAAAACATGCGTTTGATACAGGATTAAGAAAACCTTACTGCCCTCAAGGAGAAAAGAATGTATTAAGTAAGTTGAAAAATGAAGACGTAATCGAAATAAGAAAATTGTTGGAAAAAGGGCTTTTAATAAAAGATGTAGCAAAAATGTTCAATATTGACCGTAGCACAATAAGCAGAATCAAAAGCGGTCACCGTTGGAAACACGTCAATTGACGTGCTTTTCATATTTTCGAAAGCATGTCGCGTATATCTACCGCATGCCTTGCAAGCACATATCCGCAACATACCCCGATTAAAATTTCTATCGCCTTTGTACGGTGTCCCAACGCCCATGAAGCCCCGGCGAATATAATCACAAGCACTATGCCCGCGTCGAATGCGTTCATAATTGCGCTGTGAACATTTCCAAACGTTCCATCAATACCGCCCGGTGCCGCGCTTGCCATTTGAGGTAATATGAGGCCCAATGTACCGCCCGCCATTGTTACAACCTTACCGACTTGCCGCAACCCCTCAACCGCTTCCCGCTTCTTCCTGTCCGCGCTCATGAACTCCTTAATGCTCATTGTTTGCGTTCTCATGTCATAACCTCCATGATTAAAAAATAAGTTATCCGGCGATACTATCCCCATACTAAAACGAAATGAGGCGTTGCAAATGGTCTTTATCGGAATGTTAATTGTTGGGTATGGTATCGGCCTTGCTGTCAATTCTTTGGTTGGTTGATAAATGGTTTAGTTTGGGCGGGCTTATGCTCGCCTTTTTGCCGTTTCAACGCCTCAAGACGTTCGGCCGCTGTTGGTTGGTTTGGTTTTTGCGGCTCGCTCGCCTCCTGTGCGCCCGTTGTAGCTTCTTTGGCGCGAATATCGGCCAATATTAGCCCCTTCACATATCCGCTGAAATTGCGGCGTTTCACGGCCTTTAAAATAGCGGTATCATCTGCATTGGTCACATTGAACGAAACCGACTTTATAACTTTGTTCCCCATGCCCTCACTCCCTCGATGTTGTGATACATGAGTATATGCGCCCGGTTATAGCGGTATGACTGTTTTGAGCAGAAAAAAACCGCCCCCGGAGATAAAGGGCGGTCATACTTTAGGGCCTCGCTAGTAACACGCTTCATGTTATTAGCGTATTCGGGAACCCTCGAAAAGATTCCTATTTTATCACAATGTTTTTAATGCGAGACACTTCACATTCCACTTCTTGCAACCATTCTTGTTTAAGATTTTCAGCAAATTCCACAAGCGGCTTTCTTTTTGAGCAAAAATAATAAACACTGTTGAATTGAGTAACATTTTCAGTTATTGATTCTTTTGAATGATTAAAAACCTTTTTCAGTGGTTTAATTTCAAGCTTTCCTTCCGCTCTGCTTGCATATAAATTATACATATCCATCAACCCCCGAAAATCATGTGCAACGCAAACCATACAACCCCGAAAAATCCAAGAAAAGCAACCGTTGCCGGAACCGTCAAAATAATTACTTTCTTTACGTCCTCGCGGGTAATATCATCCATTTTTCACTAACCCCCTTAAAATTGCATCCGTGCTGTAAGCCTCGCCATTGCTACCGTGCCATAAATCCGAAATCTCGTCATAATGTACCCATTCAAAACCGTTGTTAAAAGCGAACAACCGCGCCGCCATCAATGTTGGACGGGTTTTGCCGTGCTTCTCTGCCTTTATAACCGCTTCCCGGTGCTTTCTTGCCGCTTCTGCATTCATATATGTTAATTCCTCCCGTTTTCGGATATAATAAATTTTGTCGGATCGCTTCGCCTCGTACCGGCTTTTTACCCCTCACCCGCCGGATTAACGCACCGGCGGGTTTTTATCTCTCCATTCTTTCGCCGCATCGATTAGTGATAATTCCGCTTCCCTTTCGATGTATTTTAATAACCTTTCTAAATCAACAATCGTAAAAACTTCATGTGCCGTTATTATTTTTAAAGTTCCAAACCTATGACCGCCGCCCGGCCATGTATACCAACGTTTCTCAAAGGTTCCTTTAAAACCAACGCGAACATAACCAAAATCCCGCATCAACAACAACCGCCGCTTTGCCTCTGAATATTTCACTTTTCGCCCTCCCCCGTTCCGATCCCAGCACCGAAAACGTATTTTACGCAATCGGAACCAAATACCCATTCTTCGCCATACTGTGAACCTGTAAACAAGTGGGAAACCTTGCCGTATAGCTTTTTATCGCATTTGCAACATGTAAACCCTTTCCCTTTGTCCGTTCCTGTATACGTCATGTAAACAGGCTCTTTTCTGTTTGGATCGTTGTAACAAAATTCAATGTCGATATATTTATCATATTTTGCCACGTTAACCCCTCCCATTCGCATATTCTTCAATATCTGCCGCCAACCATAGCCACCCGGACGCGATACGTTGAAAAGGTTTCGGTAACATGCCGGGCGGGAAACCTTTGGCCTCTGCCCGCTTTAGGTAATTGGTGACTTGCTGTTTTTTCCATCCTAGACGATCTGCTACTTCTGTAAGACCCATTACTTTAATCGCCATTTATTACTTACCCTCTTTACAAACGAAATCAAACTTTATATTATCCTTGCTGACTCCGGCCCGTTTTACAACTTCATATTTTTTGGCCTTAATGCTAACGTATGGACCCTTCTTGCAATCATAAACCATTCTAGTTCTTACATCGTTTTCACCCAACAAAACATTATACTCGCCTAATTTTTCAGCCATCCTCAATTCCTCCTTTGTTTTTCTTCTGCATCAATTAGTTGTCTTATTGTTTTCGGTTTTGGGCAAGGCTCTAACGGTTTAGTTATGAAGTAAATGCCATACAATGAACCACGAACACTTTCTGTTTTAAATCCCAATTCGCACTTGCTACCTGAATTGGCTCTGCATAAATTGCAATTTGTTTTTATTCTCAAGATTAAACATCCCTACCCTTCGCATAATCTTCTATATCCTCTGCCAACCATAACGGTCCTGCTGATATACGTTGATACGGTTTTGGAAACATTCCAAGAGGGAATCTTTTAGCTTCCGCTCGTTTTAGGTAATTGGTGACTTGTTGCTTCTTCCATCCTAGATGCTCTGCCACTTCTGTAAGACCCATAATCTTATTCATGTTCACATGAACATTTAGCACACAGCCAAACTCCTTCTTTTTCTTTAACTTCATCATGTGATTCATTGCATCCGTCGCACAAAACTGTGTTATCATAATCCATTTTCAACACTCCCATTTTTTATTTGTCTGGTACAAAGTGCTGATTTTGAATTAAAGTTGTGCGGAGAGTCTATCAGGCCCTATTTCATGCCGTATGGTTTCTCTTAATCCCACTTCAACACCGTTCAAAACCAACTCTTTGTATCAGACTCGTTTACTTTATAACCAATATTATCATGTATGATTTACTCTGTCAACCATAAATTAAAATAAAAAAAGACCACCCAAACCGGGCGGCCTTTGCGTTTAGAAATCTGTTGCTTTTGCTATACGTTGTATATAAATTTCAAGTTTTGTGTTACCGCTCGTCTTTGTATTCGTTAACCGTATTTGTCCACCTACAACCGAAACGCCAACATTGTTTTCCGTTTTCGAAAGAATGCCCTTACCCAGTGTTGTAAATTCTGCACCCCAATCCAAGTTATCATTTGCATTGGATTGGTCAACCACATAACATTTTAAAATTTCACCTTTAACCAATGCGTGAACATCTTCAAAGTTTGCGGCATTAGCGTTAAGCGTTGCTGTTGTTCGGAGTGCTTTCGATACCCCTTGATGACTGACATACAAAGGAACAAAAGCGGTGCTTCCTACGTCCCTCACATGGTAATGCGGAAATAATTCGTACCCCGTAAATTTTCCGGCCGCGTTACCGAAAATGATACAGTTTTCAAGCTGGAAGAAACCCGACATACTGCCGGTAATTTCAACGCCAAACCCTGTCCGCTCTTGCTCGGTTTGTTCGATGGCAACGTCCATAATTCGAATGTTTTCTATCGGGAAATTAGACGCATTTCCTTCAATTCTAATGATTGCATCCGGCCCGGCCGCCGCTCCGTATTCGCCGTTAAGAATCGTAAAGCAAGATTCCTTTTGTGCGGTTGTCGCGCCTGTGATCGTATTTAGTAAATGAACGGTATGCTTTGCAACGCTCCGGGTTTCACAATTCAGCATAGTTACTTGGTTGATAAACGGTTTAAATGATGAAGACCAAACACCCGCAACCTCATAATGAAACCCGTTCCGGCCGTTTCGGGTTTGTACCTTCTTACCAGAAGTATGGGCCGCCGCTGTCGTTCCGTCTACGCCTCTCGTTACGTTCGAAAGTGTATGCGTGTTTTTATCCAATGCGCCAACCGTCATAATTTCATTCTCACAAAAAATATTAAACGGCACGTAATCGGGGTATGCGCTAGAATTGGCAACGGTGAAAGTTGTGACCGCCGCATCAATACCCGCCGACAATGTGGAAGCGGCTTGTACGTGCTGACATTTAACGTTTTCGAGAAATAAATTTTCAATCCATTGGTTTGAAGCGGTAGGTCGGAACGTTGCAAAATCACGTTTTGGCGTGTATAGGTATAGATCGCGGAAAATGACATAATCGCCTTTTGACGTTCGTATCAAATCTCGCCCAAACGTGTGGCCGTTCATCATTCCCCTTATTGTCAAACCTTCGACAATCGTTTTACCTGCATCTAATCCAGTTACAACTACCGCGTCAATACCGTCACTTGTAGGATAATGTTCAATGATTGCTCCATAACCCTCGACATAAATCGCGCCGATGTTTAATGATCCGACTGTTCTATAAGTTCCCGCCGGTATGTATACCGGTTTCCCTGTATTAGAGGCATGTAAAAAAGCGTTATTGAATGCCGTTGTATTGTCGTTAGAAAGCGGACTAACCCCGAAATCATTGACAACATTTATTGATCCGTTTCTTGGCTTCCTCGACGGACTAAACGACGACATATGAAATGCCCTCCCCGTTGACGCTAGAATCAATATAAATCTCGTTAGCGTTGCTAACTTGGAAGTCGAACGAATCTTTGGCCTCAAGTTCAACGCCAAATACGGACGATGAAACGGTTATCATGCCCGCAAAAATTGAACCTGTGTTACCTTTATTGGCAACGATTGTCACCAACCTGCCCGGAATGTCCGGCAACCTAACCCGCGTACCTGCTGTTGTAACGTTCAATACGTTCGCGCCTTTAAGTGTCCCGAAATTACTCATTTTATCCATTCCCCCTTGATGTAATAAAAGGGCGGTAGAAAACCCGCCCCCATGCGTTATTTGTTCAACGTGTTTTTAGTTCCTGAATATAGTCCAACCGATGTCAAACCCATGATAATACCGACAATAACGCCGGTTTTCGGATCGCCCGGCGCAATGTACACCACGCCTCCAATGACACCCAAAACGATGGATACAGCCGGAGAAAATCGTTTTGGCATCCCGGCCCGCGTTGAAATCTCAACTAAACCAATGATAACGGCGATAATAACAATGTCTGTCACTTGAAACATTTCCATTTTTTAAACTTCCTTTCTTTTCAGTAATCTTTCGATGATAACGGCCATTTCAGCGCGGCTTACTGGCTTGTCCGGCGAAAAATTTCCCTTTCCATCACCTAACATAATTTTCGCATCAATGGCCGTTTTAATGGCCTTTTCTGCCCAATGTCCTGCATAATCAGTTTTTTCGACCACTGGCGCGGCCTCCCTTGGTTTATATGTGAATCCGGCAAATGAACAGAAAGCCCTAACAACGGCTTCCGCGTATACTTGCCAGTTTGATTTTATCCGTGCCGCGTCTGCCGCATTGGTGCAAAAACCATACTCAACTATGACGGTTGAAACCGATCCTGTTTCACGGTGCATGAAATAGTAATCGGCTCCGTTATGTTCGCGAAAAAATACCCGCCGGAATGGTTGACCGGCCTCCACAACGGCCTTTGCAAGCGCATTGGCCAATTTGCCATCCGAATGTATGCTATGGATTGTTTCAACGCCCTGTGCGTCCGCTCCGGCCGCGTTGATATGGTTTGAAATGCAATACTTCGCGCCGCTTTCCCTTACCATTTCCGTTCGTGTATCGCTATCTAACGTTTTATCAATTGCGCGGGTTAACGCTACCGGAACCCCTAATTCTTTGAAACGCTCATACTGATACAAAGAAATTTTTAGGGTGTAATCCTTCTCAACAATCCCGTTGCCACTTGCGCCCGGATCGTCGCCGCCGTGACCCGGATCAATTACCAAAACTGGTTTTGTCACTGGTTTTTCAACTCCTTTTTTAATGACTAACGCCGCGCCCAATTTACGTCCGAAACCATCGTCAATCGGGTACAAATACGAACTACCGCCGCCGTCACCGTTCAATGCTTCCACACAACCCAATGAAAGCATCAGTTTTGCAAGTTCTTTCAGCATCATGGCCTTGTACGTCCGCACAATTACCAGTTTCCCGGCCGCTGTTATACCTGCCGCCGTTCTGATTGCTGGCCGTGTGTAAATGTCCGTTCCTGTTCTATCGCGCTTTATTCCGGCTTCTACAACGTCCTTGCCGCCTTTCAATAATGGCGGTGAACCTTGGATTGCCCAAACTGGATTTGGATGCTTTCCAATATGCAACGTCCTATCCGGCAACATGTAAAGTTCGTCGCGGTTTGTCGTTTTGTCTATGTCGTGCATAACGGTCTTACCGCCTACAATAAGCCGGCCGATTGGTACGCCTTTAACGGTGTTCGCATAGCTGAAATTGCAAGCAAAATCATAATTTCCCGCTAACTCTTTTATTGTCTCACCATTTTTATGCACTACGTCTATTTCATCAACCTTCGGATCGAATACCCTGTACACATAATCAGCCATTTTACGCCCCCTTGATAATTACAGACAAACCCGCCACGATAACGCCGGTCAAAATCGTAGTGCCGCCCCAAAACACAATTTTTTCGAGTTTAGTCACCCGCGCATCAATCGCCGGTATTTTCGGAACGTCTGCCGTCGCAATTATGAACTCATTCAAACGAATGTGTGCGCTGTCGGTGCTGTCCTTTGCCCTCGTTGCAACCTCTTTCACCTTTTCCAAATCCTCGCGCATGTCGTGAATTTGATCCATGCCCGCTTTCATCGTTGCGCCTAATTCGCGGACACTGGCCAAAACTTCACCCAATTTCTCTGTCATTGTTAATTTGACTTGTCCAATTTCCTTCGAAAGTTCCCTGTATTCACTTTCCTGCATAGCCATAATGCGCCTCCCTTCTCGAAAACTATTATTTTCAATTAATTATAAGGCACATTATGGTATTAGGGGAATAATATTATTGATCTGCTAGGAATGAAATTCCGTTCAACGGTATAATATTAGTGTTGGCTCTGTTACCGTAGCTTGTTATGTTCCCACTACCGTCTATAGCCGTTTCAAGCGAAAAATAAACAGAACCATCATGCGCTATGTTGGGAAATACTTTAAAAAAATTAGACCTAAAACCGACGGGTAACGTAAAATATGACGTTCCTGACACTAGCGTTCCCGCATTAAATCGGCCTCGCAAATGAACGAAACCCATGCTGTCTTTCATGTATTGGCACGTTTCAACTATGCCTATAGAACCGTTTGTTATGGGTATATCCTGCCATGGACTAGCCCCGGAATTGTCTATTTTACCTACAACAACCCCTTGAACAATCATAACTCTATCATTCGCAAATGGCCGATAACTAGACAAGTATGGGTATAACTTAGGCCCGGCCGCGTCCATGCCATCAAAGACAATTTTAGGCTTTCCGCTAACGTGGGCCGCGTCAACCTTTCCAAATCGTATGGACGTTTTAATTTTATCGTCGCCCGATCCCATTAAATCCAAAAATTCAGAAGGATTCATATGCTCACCACTTTCCTGCATGAGTGTTTCATCTTCCCGCCTATGTCAAGCGGGATAGACCATTCCATTTCGGTATAATTGGCATTTATGCCTAATGGCCCATACACAATATTTAAAATGTCGTAATAATCGTGCATCGGCATAATGGCTGTTTCAAACTCTAAGCGGCCGTAAACCTGTGAGGCTTCAAACGCTATACGCTGAACATAAGCGTCTAAAGCCGTTTGATCCGCTATATCCTGCACCTCTCGGTAATCTGCTATAGTACGTCCACGGCTTACGGTGCTTGTTACGCTGTTTGGATTGCTATTCGTGTATATGGATTTAATCGGCCCCAATTCCGCATTTGTCCGGACAACAACCCATTTATTAGCTACGCCGAATAAATCCATATCCTCGGTAATGCCGTTGTATATAACGCTCAACTGATCGTCAATATACGTGTATTCTGCCGCCCTCAAGGTTGGGGAAACATACGTCCCGGTAATGAAATACCCGTTAACGTCAACCCGCATAGGGGTAAAATTTATTTGGCCTATAAGGTTGTTGACAGCCTGTAACTTGTCTGTCCCAATCTCAAAAGTTACGTCACGCGGCAATGTTTTTGTTGTGTCCTCGATGATCGTTTTAGTTATTCCCGCGCCGGTTAAAATCGTGGTAATAGCCGTTTTGTAATTCGTTCCGGCCGTAATGGTATAGACGCTGTCAAATTTATCGTCGCGCAAAATAACCAAACCGTCATACGCTTCAACGTCCCGTATAACTCCCCCTATATCATCCTTTCGCACCGGCGACGATAGAAGGAAAACGCCTAACGGAAATGAAATCCAGCCGCCTGACATTTTTAATTCGATAAACGGCTGTATACGATCGCTCAAAAAATCTATGCTACCATCGTCAACAAGCGAAAACCGGGCCGTGCGCTTAATTTCGTTTAGGGCGGCGAATGATACGCCGCCCCCTAGAACATTTGTTAATTCCTTTTTCTTTACGTCGTTTTTGTCCAGCAAATCATACCTAAATTGAATCTGCCGCGCCCCGCGCTTGCCGTGCAATACGTCTTTAATTTCTTGATCTGTATAGCCGCCCCGCGCTAACGGAATCATGCTCATACCCCCTCAACATAATAAACCCTCTCCGGACGTATGGTAATCTCCCAATGCGTCCCGAATTCATTAACACCAACGCCGTTCAATGTAACGTATGTTTTGCGGCCCTTGTTATCCCGCAACAATAACGTTTCTCCACTCATTGCCAATTCTTCGACGGTCTGCAATTCGGCCCATGTAAAGACTAAATATTTATAGTCAAATGCGCTTTCTTTGGTTGTCCCAAACTCCGTCATAGCAAAGTCACGGCCCGCAAATTTCATTTTTGCGCTATCAATGGCGTTGTTTTTCTGCAATGTACTGCCCTTCTGTAACGTCACATATTTCGTTTCATCCGTCAATGATGCTAGTTGAGTAAACGCCACGTTAGGCGTTATGGTTGCGCTCGGCCCTTGTGCAAAGGTGCTGTTAACCCCAACCGCTTGAGCATAGTATTCAATGGTTGCGCCCGGTTGCGGCGTGTAGTCAATGAATGTGCCTCTGTTGACGTTGTAATTAAACTCAACAACCAATTCAATGTAATCGGTGTTAATGATTGACGAAACCGTGCCGTTACTTGCATTTGTATAGGCGAGTATGTGAACAAATCCACTCGAATCAATGCTATTAGTGAACCATGATGTAGCGTTTTTAATGGTGAAAGGGCTTATTTTTGTCACTGTCCCTTGGGAATGTTCCCAACCTGAACCCGTTCCCGATGTCCATGAACCTGTCCACCAAGCAACCTTGGCGAAATTACCACTCGGCGCACTACCATACCCCCACCAATTCGCGGTCATTTTTTTGACGTTATCTTTCAACCATTGCACCTTATCGCTCGACGGAATGGAGAACCCGCCGCGCTCTATGAGGGCTATGAGGTTGAAGGAAAATAGATGCGCCCCAATTTCGTTGTTTGCGCTTCTAATCGTCGCCTGTGTTACTCCGTTTAATGTTTCTATGGTTGTATAACCGCCAAACTCATTAGTTATTGAGGAAGGTGCCAATAATGTTGTCATATTTCCAACGGTTTTCCATATGTGTGGATTTTCCACTAAACTGCCCGAAACCTTACCGACAAAATTATTCATAATGTTGGCCGGTGCTACGTTTTCCGTGCCGGGTTGGAAGTCTACAACAAGTTCAATAAAATCGGTGTTTATGGTGCTGGCGGTTGTGCCGTTTGAAGCGTCTGCAAAGGCCAAATAATGAACAAATCCGTTGTTATCAATGATTGCGGGAATGTCTAGGCCCGTTAATATCCGAGAAATAAGCGTCACTGTCGCAGACGTATGGTTTAATGTTCCGTACCATGCGGAAGATACGCTATGCCATGCAGAAAGAGAGGCTTTGTTACCCGCTGGCCCGCTTCCATAGCCGTACCAATTGCACTTAATTTTCGTTACATTAGCTTCTAACCATGCAACCTTATCCGTTGCCGGGATAATTAAGCCGCTACGCTCAACAAGGGCTATGAGGTTGAAGGAAAATAGTTGTTGAGCAATATTTGTATTGGTTGAATTTGTTGATTGTTTTAACAAACCATCGGCCAAAACGAAAACATTGTTGTATGACGTTTGGGTAAACTCGGTAGAAAAACCGGCTGGCGTTTGCAATGAACTCCCGGCATATTCTTTTGCAATATGTGGGTTTTCCGTTGTGCTGGCCGTAACCTTACCGACATAGTTATTTGTCACCGTTGCCGCCGGTATAGCTACCGCATCCGTCGCCGTTGCGATCCGCACCCATGCGCCCGCATTCTCGCGGCGGTATATCTCGTTGTTAGCGAGTGCCGGAACCGTTCCCGCCGGGTATGGGTTTTGCACCGTTGCCGTCACCGTTCCGCGTACATCATCCTTAACCAGCGAAATGGTAGGTATGCCCGGCGCGGTGAATGATACATTAAAGGTATTTATATCCGCATCTGACCACAATCCACCCGCATCCATAACACGCAATGACAATTGATATGTCGTGTTATTCGCTAGTGTATGCGTGATTGTTTTGGACGTATTGCCGTTTGTCTGCGTGTCCGTCCATAGCGTTGTGACTCCGGTTGCATCAAGTAGCTTTAGTTCATATTGAACCTGTGCCACGCTCGACCATGTGGCGGTTTGGCTGGCTGTCGCTATCGTTGCGCCGTTCGCCGGTGCTGTGATTGTTGGTGTAGGCGTTTTTGTTGCCGCGTTAAACGCTGAAATTGACGAATAAGGCCCGACAACCGCCCCGGAATCATATGTCCTTACCTGCCATTCATACGAACCTGCCGCTAGTGTATTGGCTGGCATGTCGTAAAATTGGTTTGGTGTCGTTTGCGTCACCGTTGTCCACGTGCCCGCGCCTTGCAACCTGTATTGCAAATCAAATTTGCTTTGTGTATCGCCCGGCGAATCATTGTATTGCCAACTGAACCGGATAACTTGCGCCCGGTCTTTGATCGTGCCGCCGGTTGGTACTAGGTTGGTTGGTGCCAATGGCGTTGCATTATATAGCAATTTATCGAATTTAACTATGGAAGCGTCCATATACACTATTCCTATTACGGTTGATACTTCGCGCTCCATAACTGACGGATTACTTCCCGCGTTAACGATCACCTCAGAAAGAAACGTAGTGCCGCCGTTCGCTATCGGCCTATAGGCAATGTTTGATCCGGTTTGGTAGAATACGAAAACCTCGCCTAAAGCATTTTCGGATATAGTTGTTTTTTGCCCGGTGAATCCGTCACCTGTGACCGCGTTCCATGTTGATCCACCGTTATCCGAATATCTAACAATGGCGGCTCCCGCATTCTCGAACGAAACGAATATACGTCCTATGTTTGAACCGTTTTTCTTGACAAGCGTTGACGCGAACCCTT